GCTTGGTAACTTGAACGATGTAAACCTTCCCGACCTCAAGCGTTGGCAAAAATTTGCGGAGCTGAGTGCGCTTCTCAAGTTTTGTCCACTTGCCATTTACGCCGAGCTTTTTGCAAGCCTTCTGGATGTCGGAGTTGCTGATGCCTTTGCAGTGACGCTTGCCACGAATTGCCCTGATTATGCGATAGGCTGGCTCGTACTCAACGCCGCAAACAGTAGCAACAGAATATGGGCCGCACCATGTGACACGATATTTTCCAGTGTTGCAATATATGATCTGACGTTTTTGGGGAGTAAACTTTTCCATCTTATTCTTCCTCTTTCAACGCTTGAAGTGCAATCACAAGAGCGTCTATTTCTTCTTTCGTCAGTTTAATCATTTCCTCATCACGCTTAGTAAGGCGGTCACTTCGATTTGCTAAAGAGTCACTTCGCATCAATTGACGAAATAAATCTCTTTGCAATGATTCTTTGCCGTTGCGAGGCTCAGGGAAAACACTGTTGAAATCGTTTTCCTCGAATAAGTTAAAACTAAAATCTATTGCCATTTTCTTTTCCTTTCTAAAGGGGGAGCCGAAGCTCCCCCGGTTGATTAAACTCCAATTACTGCGAATGAACGCTGTGCGTAAAATACTGTTTCAGAGATGTCGGCGATAATTACAGGGGCAAAACGACCTTCTTCATTTTTGGTAATGACGAACTGAGCACGGCGAGGGTTGTGAAACTTAGGTGCGTCTTCCTGCATTGCGTCGATCAAAACAGTAACGGCTTTGATAGCGTTGGCTTCAGAAGCATAAGACTTAGAATATTTTGTGGGGGTGATGTGCTGGCTAAAGAGGCTCATGTCGATAATTCCTTTCTAAAAGAAGAGTTTAAACTCTCAATACAGTTACTATCGTCTTTTCTGGTGAATAAAGCAAGTCTTTTTTAAAACTAAAGTGATTTTCTTTTTGATGTATATCAAGGGTTTAGGTCAACTTACGTAATTTATCTACATAAATCTTCCTGAAGCCGCTCTTTAAAGTGCCTTTTATTAAGTACCAATCGCCAAGCCTCCCACCCTCAACAAGTGGCTTTCCCATGCGGGAATATTTAAATCGGTCAATGGTGCAGATTATTTGGCCAGTGTCATCCTCAAAGGTGAGGTTCAGCCAGAGGTTGTTGCTCTCAACTCGACGGCCATTGCGCTTGGCCAAGTTGACAGCCTCGTTCATGTCTCGAAGATTTTTCTCTTTGAGCTTTCCGAAAAATACAAAAGTGCCCGGCCTGTCAGTGTCTAGGTCGATGATGTCAGTTATAGGGCTAACGATCTTGTGCGCACCGGGGTCAGCTTTTATATGGCCAAACCTGCGCTCACATTCAAAGATGTCATCGTAAGGCGTCTCCCCAGTTGATAACAATTTTTCTTGCCTTGGGGTTAGGGGCTGGCCTAGATCTCTACGCTCAACAATGTCCTTTGCCATTTTTGGCCCAGTGCCTTTTATGCCGATAAGCCCACCAATCAGTTCCCCTTCTTGGACTGACCAATTCTCAGTTGACTTGAATTTGTCGAAGGATTTATAGGACAGCCCTTCCCGGACAACTTCTCTGAGAAGCCTAACGGCTTGCTCATCATCTTTAACATTACGCAAACAAGCCGCAGCAAACTCCAAAGGAAAACGAGACTTAAGAACACAGCACCAGTAAGACACAAGGCCATAAGCAACAGCGTGCGATCTATTAAAAGCCCAACTGCCCATCGTGTTGATGTGGTCCCAGATGTAACGTGCACTGTCCTTATCAATCCCATTCTTTTTTGCCCCGGCTTTAAATTTTTCAAAATATTTGTCGAAAAATTCTGTGCCAAGAGATCGGCTCATTGCCTTGCGCAAAGAAGAAACGTCCTCCCAAGACAACCCTCCGACATCACGACCAATCATCATTACCTGTTCTTGATAAACAACAACGCCATTGGTGACTTTTGTTATAGCCTCTGTTAGAGGATGAAGATACTCAACAGGTGCTGCCCCGGTGTGTCTCTTAATGTATTCCGCTGTGCCGCCAGAGTTAAGTGGGCCGGGACGAGCGAGGGCAGTTATAGCTGCAACGTCTTCAAACTCATGGACCTTCATTTGCCTTGTAACTGATTGCAGGGCATAGCCCTCGAACTGGAATATCCCTGCGTATCGCTCTTCATTCAAAACTGCAAATGCCGCCTTGTCATCAAGAGGGTGACTTACCAGTTGTTCACGATCCCAACCAACTTGATCAAGAACGTCTTGAAGAACAGAGAGCGTGCGCAATCCCAAGGCATCAATTTTCAGGAGGTTTAGCTCCTCTGCATCTTTCTTGTCTATTTGAGCTGTGCCATTTTGATCACTGACTGAACAATATTTACTTACTGGCTCATCTGTTACCAGTATGCCAGCGGCATGGATGCCGCTGTGTCTTGCATGGTTCTCCATGCTTGCGGCGACTTTCATCTGCGGATACTTTTCAAGAACCTGCTTCCCAACATCCAGATCTTGAAAGGTATCAAGTATGCAAAATGCGGCACGAGCGTCACCTGAGCTGCGCTCGATTATAGATCCTTTTAAATCATTGACCTCCCAAGCAGGGATGCCCAAGCCCTTGGCAACTTCAGCGATTGTGCTCTTAGCTTTGTAGCGAGAGACTGTGCCAAGGTGCGCCACCTTCTCTGCTCCGTATTTGTTGCGCAGATATTCAAAGACCATTTCCCTTCGGTCATCTTGAAAATCAATATCAATGTCCGGGAGGTCTGCCCTTGAAATATCAATGAACCTCTCAAAAAGCAGGTCATGCTTTATTGGGTCAACGTCTGTTATCCCCGTCAGGTAGCAGACCAATGAGCCAGCGGAAGATCCACGAGCAGGGCCAACAAGCATATGCTTTTTTGCATAATCAATCATGTCAGCAATAACAAAGAAATAGTCTTCAAAGCTCTTGCTCGCAATCATGTCAAGTTCACGCTTGAGCCTGTCCGAATAATCTTTATTTTTTAGATCTATGCCGAGCTTGATTGCGCCATCTTTGCAGAGTTGGCCAAGAGTTTTCTCGCTTTTAAAAGAAACCATTTTTGCTGTTGGCAATTCAGCATTGCACAGTTCAGCTATTTTGTGCGTATTGTCTAGTGCAGATTGCGGCCCCCACGGCACTGCATCTTTCCACTCCCAGTCGTTGAGTATGTGCATGGGCGCAGTCCTGTCGATCCTGTTCATCCCAACAAGAACTTCATAAGCCTTTTTGTCTGTCACGTTTGGGTAGTAGTTGTCGCTTGTTGCGACGAGCTTAAAGCCCTTGGCCTTTGCAAATTCAATTGCCTTGCGGCTGCTCATCGGATTTAGCTCAATGTAAAGATCGTCTTTTCTGGCCAGAGGAAGCATTCCCCACATTGGATGAGTTCCAGATATAATTATAACATTTTCTGTGATGTCAAAAAGATCGGTGTAGCTCAGCCTTGGGAAGTAGTAAAAATTGTCTTTGTTTGTGCTCAGCGTCAAGAGCCTGTAAATCTCTTCAAGCCCATCATTATTCTTTGCAAGGAAGCACATTAAATTGGCAGGTTGTTTTGAGCGGTCTGTTGCATCTTCGACAACAGAGATCTCAACACCAAGTATTGGCTTCTTGCCAGCCGCCTTACATGCTTTGCTGAAGGCAACGTGCCCCCAAGTTCCAGAGTCAGCTATCCCAACTGAGTCTCCAGAGCAAGTCTCGATGACAGAGGCTATTGGGCCAAAGGCTTTGCGGAAACAATATTCCGTCCTGTTTCTAAGATTTATCATTTAATGATAGCCATCAAACATGGCCTTCTTTTCTGTACCACTTAAAGATCTCAATCATGGCCTCGATGTCTGCAGTTGACCTGTGAGCACCATCAATTTTGTTGCCTGTGATCTCTTCATAGATGTCTCCGAGCTTTCTCTTTTTGCCCCACACACTCTCACCAATTTCAACTGTGCAGAGGTGCTCATAGGGCCAAGGGAATTTTGTCACCTTGTCTAAACGCTCAAGCTCGAACCTTAATATCTTCCGGTCAAAGGGTAAGTTGTGCGCAACCAAAGTTTTCTGCCCGATGAAGAACTCGCACACTTCATTGTAATGCGCAACGAATGGCTTTTCATCCTTCAAGTCATCATCGGTCAGACCTGTGATCTTAGTTATTATTGGAGGAAGAGGGTGTCCGGGGTTGCACAAAAACTCCATGCGGCTAATTTCTTTTAGCTCATCGTCCAGCTTAATCGCACCAAACTCAATTATGCTTGGCTGCATATCTAGATGAGAGCCTTCTGCTTTAGGCAAGCCAGTGGTTTCAAGATCGAATAGAATCATCGACACCCTCCAACATAAAAGAATAGACACCAAGGTCATGAATGGAATCTTTGTGCGGCTCATCCCACTGGTTGCAGTACCGGGTCAGCTTACTTATGATCATGCTCAAAAGGCCAAAGCGATTAATAGCATCAACTGTATTTAAATTAATCCCTTCAGGAA